GAGGCTACCAGCTCACCGGAGAGGAGAGAGAGAGGAGAGGAGAGGAGAGAGAGGAAGCGAAGGCTAGAGCGCTCAGTCTCGAGAGAGAGGAGAGGAGAGGAGAGGAGAAGAGAGAGAGAAGGGAGGGGAAGGTAAGAGTGGGGGACAGATATCTCCCGCGCACCTCTACCTCCTACCCTGCTACCAGGACGCGCCAGACTTTTGACACTCCCTTACTTCACTCTGTCACCTTCCTGACGTGACAGAGAGTGAACATGCCACATACTTGACGTGTCATGAATCTGACGGGCCAGTTTTCTGACGCGTCAAGGGTATGGCACCCCCCCCAGGGGGTGGGTGGGGTTGGGGGTAGCCGCCCCTTTAATTCGGGCAAAAATTTAAAAGTTGACCTCTTCATAGTAGGGCTTTTTGAAGCCGTTTTCAAGCGTGTCATGAAAACTACTTAGCGAAAGGGGGATTGGATTCCGAAGGAAAGGTTGGGAGGTGTGGGGAAGGGGGGAGGGGAGGTGCCTTGGGAGGGGGTGTGCCCTTGGGTTGGGGGGAGGGGGAGCTTGGACTCTGAGTGGGGGTGGGGGCTACCCTGCCAAAGTCAGCAAAGGGGTGATTGGGTATGAGGAAATGGTGAGGAGGCAAGGGGGAGAGTGCTGATGGGGGATTGCGGGGCAGTAAGGAAAGTGCTTTAGAATAGGCTGTTTACAGATGCATAACGGAATAAGGTGGATTGTGGGGGAATGGGTGAGTAAGGTTGAAGGGGATTTGGGGGGCTAATGATGGAGAGGGAGCATGGCGCAGAGGGTAGATGAGAGGAAGTGGCGGAAGCTGGTGGTGGCATTTCGGAACAAGCCAGGGAATGGTCGGAATGCGGCGATGGAAGCTAACGTGGACAGGAGTACAGCGAAGCGGGCATGGGAGGAGGGGTATCCGAAGCAGCATAGGAAGCCTATTCGGATAGTGATTGAGGAGGAGGTGGCAGAAAAGGAAGCGTTGACGAAGGCGCATATCGACTCGGTGAAGACGGAGACGGCAGCGTTTGCGGCAGCGTTGAGGGGGGATGTGCGCTCTAATGCCTTGGAGGAGTACGAGAGGACGAATCAGTATTTGAGGGCGGCTGCGATGACAGCTACCTCGGCATTGGTTGCGGCTCATCGGTTGCAGCCGGTGGTGCAGGAGTTGAGCATCTTGGCTCCAAGGCTGGTTCAGATCGTGAACACGGAGCTGATGGATGGGGAGACGACAGCCAAGCAAGCTATGGAGATCTTGGAGAAGATCGCGAGCTTCACGAAGGCTATAGCTGCGACCTCTAATGCGGCCACGTTGCAGGGGGCTAAGGTTGTTGAGGTGTCTCGAGCCAGGGCTGGAGATGCCACGATTAACATCAAGGAGGCGGTGGCCTCTGAGCCGTTTGATCCGAATGAGGCCAAGCGGATTGCGGCAGAGCTTGCGGAGGCGGCATTGGAGGTGGAGGCAGCAGGAGAGGGGGCTCCTGTGCTTTCAGTGGTGGCAGGGGGCAAGGAAGGGGTTGCGAAGGCGGGCTGATGGCGCCCCCTTTGCCCCATTGGGGGTTGTTGATCTGCACGGACCCCACAAAAAATTCCAAAAAAAATCCCATGGAATTTGAAGTGGGGTGTTGAGGAGAGATCTGGTGATACAGACGCCTGAGAACGTAATTGAGCTGCCTAGTGATGCGGCTGCGCATGTGGCTTTGAGAAGGAGTCGGCAGAAGCTGGTGGAGTTGGCGCGGATCAATGGGGCTGCGTTCAACGCCATGGTGCTGAAGGATGAGCTGACAGGCTCTCCTGTGCGAATGGCTCCCATGCATCGGCTTTGGCATCAGCAGATCGAGCAGCACAAGTACCTGAACATCATCTCCCACGTTGAGAGTGCCAAATCGCAGACGCTTAGCGTGGGGCGTGTGCTGTTTGAGTTAGGGCGCAACCCCAATACCCGTGTGGTGATCGTGAGCAACACGGTGACTCAGGCGCAGAAGCTGGTGAAGTCCATTGCGGGCTACATCCAGAGAAGTGAGGAGCTGAAGGAGATCTTTCCGAAGCTCAAGCCCAATGAGTTGGGGCCATGGACGCTTTCGCAGTTGGCTGTGGAGCGCAAGGGGCAGCCTAAAGACCCCTCAGTGCAGGCCACAGGCGTTCATGGCTCTATCGTTGGTGCGCGTATTGATCTGTTGGTGCTGGATGACGTGCTGGACTACGAGAACACGCGCACCCCAGGGCTGAGAGATGACTTGTGGGATTGGGTGCATAGCACGCTGTTTGGCCGTTTGACTCAGAACGCCCGCGTGGTGAGCGTGGGAAACGCCTATCACCGAGATGACCTGCTGCACCGCCTTGAGCGCAACCCGATCTGGCACACGGTGCGGTTTCCTGTCATTGACGAAAACGGAACACTCTCTTGGCCTGAGAGGTGGCCTCTTGAGCGCATCTCTCAGAAGCGGGAGGAGCTTGGCCCTCTTGAGTTCGCTCGGCAAATGCTGTGCCAAGCCCGAGATGATGCAGAGAGCCGCTTCAAGCGGGAGTGGATTGATCTATGCCTCCAACGAGGCAATGGCCGCACCCTCCAGCACGCTATTGCCACCATTCCCCCCGGTTGCTCTGTGTATACGGGAGTGGACTTGGCAGTTCAGCAGCACTCTAGCGCCGACTTGACCGCCTTCACGACCATCATGGTCTACCCCAACGGTGATCGTGAGATCATCAATGTGGAAGCGGCCCGATTGGCTGGCCCTCAGATTGTTCAACGCATTCAAGAACTCTATCACCGCTACCAAGGTATATTCTTAGTAGAGAACAATCAAGCGCAAGATTTCATCTTGCAGTTTTTGAGGGCAACCTCTGCAATTCCAGTGCGTCCGTTCACAACAGGTCGAAACAAGAGCCATCCTGAGTTCGGTGTGGAGTCTCTTGCGGCTGAGATGGCAGCAGGGCGCTGGATCATTCCCAATAAGGACGGGCGAATGCACGCGGAGGTGGATGCCCTCATTAATGAAATGCTGTATTATGACCCGAAGTCTCATACCGGAGATAGATTGATGAGTTGTCTGCCGCCAGGCGAGTTGGTCACTACTGCGCGAGGGCTTGTGCCGATTGTGCAGGTGCAGGCTGGCGACTTGGTGCTGACTCACAAGGGGCGCTATCGGAAGGTTACGGGACTTGAGTCGCGGGAGTACACAGGCGAGCTTGTTGAGATCAAGCCGGCAGGAATGCTGCCGGTGCGTGTGACAACAGAGCATCCAGTGTGGGCTGCCGAATCAAAGTTCCTGCGAGATGGCACCAATCGCCTGATTCCTGCGGAGTGGCAGTGGCTGGATGCTGCAGATCTCAAGGCTGGCCGTAAGCTGGACGGCATGTTTGTGTTGGCGCCTACCATCCAAGAGTGGTGGAAGGACGAAACGTCCGTGCTGATCGACTTGGCCCCATTCACTCAGGAACGAGAGCGCAAGCAGGCGTGGGGCGCACGCTGGCAAGTCATGCCGACGCTTCTTCAGTGGGGGAAGAACGCCCCTGTTCCGAGGTTTGTGGAGGTTGACGAGGCAGCGGCAATGCTGTGTGGCCTATTTTTGGCAGAAGGCACAACTCATCAACATCAAGCCTCTTTTGCATTCCATGAACGAGAAAAGCACTTGGCCGCATTCGTTATTGAGCAAGTAAAGCGCCTTTTTGGAGCTACTTGCGCAATCGACACTCGCCCTACTAGCAAGGGCGTGTCTGTGCGTGTCAACTCAACCTTGGCATGTCGATTCTTCCGGCAGCTAGGCAAGCAAGAACACAAGGGGCTGCCGTGGGAATGGATGGGCTGGCCGCTGCGCCTACGTCTTGCGGTGTTCCGTGGTTGGCTGATGGGAGATGGACACCTGCGCACCAATAAGGCAGGGTACAGGTCGCTGTCCGCTGTGTCAGTTGCGCCCAACCTGCTGAGGCAGGCGCAGATGACCTTCCATGAGGCGGGGCTTTCAGTTGCTATGGCTCCGTTTAAGCAGTCTGGGTTCTTTCAAGGCAAGCCTTGTTCGCAGCGGGCCGCATGGCGAATCACTTTGAGTTGGGCCGACACATCTCGGCTTCTGAGTGAGCGCCTGCCTGTCGAGAGCGCGCACTGGCATGAGATTAAAGAGGCGCGCGAACGCACAAACTCTAGGTCGTTGCCTGCAGAGGCTGGAATGGCGGTGCGCTTGGCTGGGGTGGAAAGGCAATCCTACGCAGGGGTTGTTTTCAACCTGCACGTTGAAGAGGATGAGTCGTTTGTAGCTGGCGGGATTGCAGTTCATAACTGCTGGTTTGCCCGAGAGGCTGCACGAAAAGGCGCAATTAAAGCTGAAACGGGCTATCTGCCCACGCTGCGGCGATAGGATAGAATCAGAATGGCACGCCGTAGCAAGCTACCAGAACAGGAGTTGCCAAAGGCTACAGGTCCGTTCCGTTACCCATGTGATCGGTGTGGGGAGCGGGAGGCGTGTAGGTGGGGGGTGGCAACTGTGGTGTCTGGGGAGCGGGGTGGACGGATGCGAAATGTTTGTCTATGCGACCCTTGTGCCGCCTGTTGTGCGGCCCCTGGAGCGATGCGTTCCTCGATGGGAGGAGTTGAGCATAGCTTTGGGGGGTCAGGGAGACGCGGATGACGACTGATGAGCTGGTGACGGCACTTGAGCATGACTTGGCACGCAAGGGAATGCCGACACCGGCTGAGAAGCCTGTGGTATTGGCACGGTATTGCCTGCAGAATGCTGCCGTGGCTGCCCGAGGTGCTGAATGCGCTTTGGTGGCTTGTAAGCCGCCTGCAGTAGCAGAGGCAAAGAAGACGGCAGAGTTGGCAATTCAAAGCCTAGAGCAAGCCTTGGTGCTGTTGGCCATGATGGAGGCTACGGATGAGTAGCGGTACGCGGTTTGAGCCCTATGCAGCCAAGCAGATGCAGGCAGGGCTGGCTCCTGACGTGATGGGCAAGGTGGCGCGGCTGGGGCTGAGTCCTCGGCAGCAGGAGCTGAATCGGCTCTGGGCCGCGTATAGGGGCGCGCAGTACAACTCCCGTAAGATTGATTGGGACGGCACTGAGAGGCCGCAGGGCATTGACGCGGAGGCTATTGCCTCTGCCGGCTATCTGCCCCCCGGCTATTACGATGCGGGAGCCACTTTTCCGGTGAAGTTCCGTCGCCCCAGCCTGCCCTATCACCTGCGACGGGTGATTGTGGATCGGTTCACGGGTTTGCTGTTCTCTGATCGAAAGCATCCGGTCATTCGGGTGGAGGGCGACAGCATCAGCGAGGACTACATCCGCACGCTGGCCGAGGTGAGCCGGCTGTGGCCTGCCATGATCATGACGCGGACCTATGGCGGTGCCATGGGCAGCACGGCCACGGGGTTTCAGTTCGTGGACGGCAAGCCAGTGGTGGAGGTGCATGACCCCCGCTGGTGCATTCCAACCTTTGAGGATCGGCACGCCCTCAAGCTGGCCTCGCTTGAGAAGCGGTACATGTTTCCGGTTGATGAGCGCGACCCTGAGACGGGGGAGTGGATTCAGCGGCCCTATTGGTACAGGCGGATCATTGATCAGGAGCGCGACATTCTGTTCAAGGCGATTCCTGTGTCGGATGAGGTGCCTGATTGGGAGGTCGAGCGCGAGGTAGTTCACGGCTTTGGGTTCTGCCCTGTGGTATGGACTCAGAACATCCCTGTGCAGGACGACATTGACGGGGACTCTGACTGCTTGGGCATTGAGGACATGTGCGAGCAGATCGACGCGCTGCTCTCTCAGGCCAATCAGGGCATTCTGGCGAGCTGTGACCCCACCCTGCGGATCATTACGGATGCGGAACTGGACAGCGTGCGCAAGGGCAGCAAGAACGCCCTGAAGCTGCCACAGGGGTCTAGCGCTGACTACATGGAGATCAGCGGGCACGGAATCAAGGCCGCAATGGACATGGTGCAGCAGCTTCGCATCATGGCCCTTGAGGTGGCCCAGTGCGTGCTGGATCAGCCAGGGCAGAACGCAGCCAGCCGCAAGACCGCTACCGAGATTGAGCGCATGTACGCCTCGATGTTGGCCAAGGCTGACGTGCTACGAGAACAGTACGGCGAGCGATGCGTAAAGCCTTTGCTGGAGATGATGGTTAAGGCGGTTCGGATCGTGGAAAAGCCGCGCGCTGTGGAGGGCATGATTGTTCGCCAAGAGGTGAAGCTGCCGCTGCGGCTGATTACCCGAGATGACCTGTCCACTGAGCGGGTTGCGCGCAAGCTGTCGGATGACGGCGACATCATGATCAACCTGAACTGGGGTCCGTACTTCAACCCGTCTCTGGACGAGGCGTTCAAGGCGGTGCAGTCGGTAACCACGGCTCGCCTTGGCGGGCTGCTTGATCATGAGCATGCGGTGGCCTTCACGGCTCCGTACTTCCTTGTGGAAGATGCCCGCGCCATGGCTCGCAAGGTGCAGCAGGAGTCTCAGGCCATGAAGGATGAGCTGGATGATCAGCTCATGGCTGGCTTGAGTGGTAGCGAATGGGGCGAAAGCAAGCTGACGCAGGCCACTCAGGCTGCCAAGTTGGTGCCGCCTCTGCCGCCAGATCAGCAGAAGGCACCTATTCCCGAGTCTGAGTGATGTTGATTGCAGTCGACTTTGATGGGGTGGTGGTGTCAGTAAAAGGCAGGTCTTTTTCTGACACCTCCTCGCCCCTAAACCTCATTCCTGGAGCCAAAGAGGGGCTGCTTGCGCTCAAGAAGGCAGGGCACACCCTTCTGCTCTACAGCGCACGCTCCAATAGGGCGCTTCTGTTTACTTCTGAGTGGGATCCCTTGGTGCGCGCAGGGGTGCGCCGTCCGAATGAACATGCGTGGTCACAGGGCCGCGAGATTCATTGGGCGCGGTATCACCAGATGCTGAACTTTTGTGCTACCGAGCTGCCCGGCGTGTTCGATGCCGTCGATGACGGACTACAAGGCAAGCCCTTGGCAGACCTGTTCATAGATGACCGCTCAGTAGATTTCGGGTTTGGTGCCCACGGCTGGACCGACCTGATGACCATTTATG